CCTCTGCATTTTGAAACATCTCCTCTTGTATATTAACTTCCTCATCCCAGTATGCCTCCATATCTTTTGTATAGGCATCATTCTGCATACGATTATTATCTTTAAACTGATTATTAATCGCATTTGCTTGACGATCGGCTGCCGCTTGTTGTTGCTGTGTTTGCATAACAGCTAGAAAAGCCATTGAACCTGATACTGGATCACACATGTTTTCTTTCCTTTATATATAAATTAAATGGTATTTTATCTACTCCAAAGTTAGGATCAGTAAGAGTCTTTTTAAATCCCAACTTTTCTAACCAACTTCCTGAAGATCTATTTCTTTTATCTACATAATTAAATACTGTACTGTATTCTGAAAGGAATATATTTAAGTATTCTTTTGAAATCTTGTAAAACTCTTTTTTATTACTAGTCATTTTATCTGATCCCATGACCCACACAACTCCCATATTATTTTTTGAGGGAGAAACACCAAATAAACCAACTACTTCCCCATTTAATAATAAGGCGTAAGAGTGTTTACCAGAGGATTCCAGTCCTTCAACTAGTCCCTCAATTGGAGTGAACCTACCAGAACTCCATATCTCCTGTTTGTCTGACTTCCTCATTTTTTTAGCAAGTTCCAAACAGTCATTTAAGATAGCCTTTTGTACTGTGTATCCCACTATATCCTTTGACTCCTAAGTACTTGATATGCTTCCCAGTCTGCAGATTGTAAAGCAACTGGATGCCATGCTTCACTTGTAACTGTTACTCTTGTATCTCTACTGTTGCAATAAATTGGTACACGTAGAACACCTGTTTCTAAACGTGTCTTACCAAGTGTTAATGATCCTAAAAGTTTAGCAGTAAAAGCCTTTGTATGTATTTTCCTTAAACGATTATCAAATGGTTTAAGAGCAACTTCAACTTCAAAGTTACCTGTGTTTGCATAAGATATTTCAAAGTTTCTCATTTGTAATCTACCTGAGTTAATTGAGTTATCATTATTCTTAACAAACTGTTGTGAAAATTCATATCTGAAATCATATCTTATACCAGCAAATACAACTGGAGTTGTGTTACCTTTTCCCTTTGAAAAATCATTACCCACTTTTAAGATGCCAGCAACTTTTGATTCATCTACTTCTTCTCCTGTTTCTATAACATAGATTGTTTCTCTCTCCTCAAATGTGAGTACTGTATTGTCAGCCCAAAGACTCCCATCTCCTGTTTTAGCTATTGAAGGGGTAAATTCTATTTCTGCTAATCCAGTAGATAAACCTTTAACTGAACTAGTTACTTTATAAGTTACTCCTGCATTTGCTGCTGAAGTAAATCTTTGCCCTATTCTTGGTAACATCTGGTTTGGATAAGTCCCATTATTTAGACCTTTTATTATAAGTGTCTGACCATGTGTTACCCCACTTTTACCACCTGTTACTTGTATACTTCCAGAAGTTTTTAGTTTATCATGATCTGAATCACTATAAAAGTCACTTATTGCAGGAGCAGTTCCAGTTGTGACTACAGTTACAATAGCAGTACTAGAGGTACTACCGGGATCTTCTATTTCAACTGTTTCTCCATCTACATATGCAGAACCGGCTGTTGTAACTGTTACCGTGACAATAAGACCTGTGGCATCTGTTGTAATTGAAAATATGGCTCCTGTACCTACTCCAGAAGTAGTACCAGTAGCACCAGTATGTGACTGGCTTGCTTGCCATGCGGCTGTAGGAGTTGGAGTTGCATCTTCTAAACTACCTATACCAGATCCAGCCCATTCCAACTTAACCCTTCTGTCTAACCTAACTCCTATTTTGTCATCCATTATATTTGTTGCATTATCAACGGATAAGTTAAGTTTCTCTAAATAAATAGTTGTTCCTCTTCTTAAAAGGAAAAATGCAATTGAACCAATAAAGCCCATATCAATTATTTCTGCATCAAATACCCAAGTTGACCATGAAGACTGCAGCTTTTCCTTATCATTATAATAGTATTTATAAATCCTAAGTATCCTTCTATCTGTTTCAGAGAGAATAAGCAAGACTTCTTCATTGGATGATACAGCAAGTTTCTTTACAGTACCATCAATGTATTCAGGTACATGAGCAGTTATTTCATTTGCATCATTAGTTTCTGATGATATATTAATAAAGTACTCACGGATACCTGAGAATGCTCCACGTTGAAATGGGAAGAAGATTGTTTTACCTGCTGGTACTGGTTTTGCATCTGTGGAGGTCTCAAAGTTAGTAGCAACGTCAACAGTTACAGAGGTAGGGGTAAGGAACTCATCTGAAGAAAGTTTGAACTGCTGGAGATCTGAGAACAATATGAGACTTTCCTGAAATGGAATAGCAGATTTCAAGATAGCAACTTGGTTATTACTTACTGCTACATCAATAACTGCTGTGTCTAATACTGAGAGTACAGTAGTATGAAAGAAGTTAAAGTAACCTCCTGATTCAGATAGTATAACATTCTCATCAGAAATGAATCCTAATCTATTTCTATGAAAGAATATATCATTAATCGTATAAACCCCGTCAGGAGAAATTGTTGTGTCATAGTTAGCAAATGATGGGAATGGGTTAGTTCCTAAGTCTCCCACCTTTCTCTCAAACCAAGGGACAGGATCTAATACAAAGTATACTCCATTACTAACACTATCTACTTTACCAAAGGCTTTAAACAGTTGCATTGGCATAGTAGTTTCATCTATATTAATGTATACTGTCTTTTTTAAAGCATTTAATCCTGCATCGCTTGTGGAAGTATTAAGTGTGTAAGGAACAGTAAAGGAAGATACTCCAGATACATTAGTTCCAGTAATAGGTAAACCACCCGGATAAATAGGTTCACTTGTTTCTTTCCATACTGAACCAGTCCACCTCACAAAGTAATCATCTTGTCCAGATGCTTTATCTCCAGATATTTTAGCAGCAAAATCATTTTCGATATTAGCAGAACCGGGTAAGTATCCAAAGTTAGGAACCTCATCACTACCATTTACTGCCCTTGAGTATGTATCACCTTTACCATCAGTTAGTTCAACAGTAATTGGATAAGTTGTGTTTTTAATATGGATAACACTTGTTTTAGGATCAAAGTCAACTTTAAATCTAGTATTATGTAATATTAACCCATCTAATCCGGGAGTAGTTTGAGTTCCTGTACCACCAGCAACAGGTTCCCATGTTGCTAATACCGTCCCACTAGCTTCTATAGTTTCCTTTACATGTTCTCCAGTAACAGTCCCTAAACTTTTTACTCCTTTATCACCATCATATTCATGTGTAGTTACTAATGCTGCTGTATTTCTATCAGTATCGCTTTCACTTTTAAAAATCTTATAATTTGCCTCACCAAAAGTTCCTGATCCAAATCCTCTTACTAGAAACACTACGTCACTTGCATCTTCACCAGTTTTAATGGCATTAGCAATATTAGACACAAGTACCCCTGCTTGATTATTTCTTGAAGCAGTATTACTAGATTCTCCTGCTCCACTTCTGGATTCTGTTTCATTATCAGCAGTATCAAAAGAGATTTTATATTGGTTCCTTTCAGTAGACTTTTTACCATCATCTCCAACATTCCATTCAGTAATAACTGCTTGGTACTTTGCACCAAAGTCTCCTATTTTATAGTAGAGTAAACATTCATATGGTCTAGCATCAGGAATAATGGTTTTCTGTTTAACTGTAGTTGTTTTATTGAGAACAAATGAGAAGTCAGCAATTGTGGTTGCAGATAAACTATTCGGTTTAAATGCTCCTTCAGCAAAGTTACTAAAGTATTCATTAGCAGTTATATTAGAAGGCATGGCAACTGAAGATGTAATACCAGCAGAAGTAGCACTAGTTTGCCCAACTGGATAACTATCTGTCTGCTTCTGATCAAGTATGTACACCTCATTACCTGCAGTACCAGTAGCAAAACCTGTGAGATCAATTAGTTTAATTTGGGAAGGAAGGAATATGGTATGAGTACCAACTCCAACATTAGTTATATTTACTGCACCACCACCAACACTTGCTTCAACTTTAAAAGTATTTGTTGCACTATTAATAACAAAATAAGATGTATCTTTAACTAATGGAGCAGGTAATGTATTAGTAGTAGTGAATTGAATTCGATCTCCATTTGTTAATGTGTGTCCTGTGGCAGTTATAGTTTCTGTTGCAATTGCGACATCTGTTGTAGCAAATGTTTTGTAAGAGGATACTCCTCCTTTAATAATTAAGGCATAGGCTTCATCCTCACTTCTACGGATGGTGTGTATAAATACATCATTACTGTTTTCCGAAGTTATATCTGACACAAGTGCCACATGTTCTGTACATGGACGCTTCTCTAAACCTCGTGCAATGTGAGACAATCCATTTTCTTGAACTGCTCCCTGAGTAGGAAGTCTTAATGTTGCTGGCTGTTGAGAAATACCATTGATTAAACTAGGTACTGTTCCAGAAATTAAGGGCATCTATTTTCTCCATGCATATTGTTGGCTAGTATCTCGGTTCCTATCTAATACTCTAAAGACACCATAATCATCAAATATTGTAAAATCACCTACTTCTGATTGGTATTCCAAAAGGTCTGACCAAGCCTGTAACTCATCTTCTTGGAAGAATCTATGTAACTCACCAGATCCAACCACTCTATCATGAAATATTCGTGCAGCTTTAACTGAAATGTATCTCCGTGCTATTTCAGGTAGGGCATCAAAGCTGATATATTTAACTATATCTACTGTAACAGCATCATCAAATTTATAAGTTTTCTTTATTCTATCATATAGTTTACCATCTCTCTCTACTACATCTGTTGTACTACTTCTTACCTTAGAAGAAGTGTCAACTCTTAAATAACTGTCGCCAAGTTCTGCTTCATCACTACTATTTAGTGTTATTATTTTATCGTATTCCATATTAAAAACCCACCCTTTAGACTGAACTTGTCTAGAAGTGTTATTTAATATTTCTTCGGCAATAGAAGCATCTTGTAATCCAGCCTTATCATCCAAGTTTTCAATTGGCTGTTCTCCAATAGTTGTAAGCATCATATTAACTGCTTGCAACTTTGTCATCCTTTTAAAAGTTTCACTCATACTACCTTTTGATATTTATTAGGTTTCTCTTTTGTTTTACCCATGTAATTACGCCTTCCCCATTTGAATTGTCCCTTTATTAATGGATTATTATCTTGAAAGTAAGACTTGAATTGCCACGGATGAAACAGTATATAAGACCAGTCTTTAGGTTGGTCTGTTAAATCGGCATCCTCATGTTCATTTCGGTACCTGATTCCATCATATCCTAGATCTTGATTAATAAATTTTATTAAACCATGATAAGAATAATATTCTATATCTTCATGAGTTGAGCGTGATCCAATGTATATACCCTTTTCCTCCCATGGATCTGGTTCTATACCTCTGTTCATTGCATCATCCTCATACATTTCTCTTGCATACGTTAGTACTCTTTTTAGTGCAGTACCATCTCCAAATCTGTCCATTAATGGGTCAACTCCGGGTTGACCTAAAGTTGCCCCTCCACCTACATAGCTTGAAAAGAATTTTGGTATCATATTGTATGTAAGTTTCTCTCCTTCTTTTGTATTTAACAGGTTCTCTTTACTAAGATAATGTAATATAGTAGAGAGATCCCAACTACCAAGATCTCTTTCAAAATTAAGAGGTTTATTCATTTTAATAAATCCGGGATAGAATTTATTGTTATTATCATGAGTAACAACAGCAGAAAGGAGATCAGGGTCTCTTAATGGTTTCCCTTCAACTTCAAGACTGTCTTCACCCAATAGTCTACTGGCAGCTTGATTAAGTGTTCCAAAATTAGAAGCTAATTCTCTACTAAAACCCATAGCAGTCATTTTCCCACCAGCAGCAGAAGCAATTTGTTCTATTGGAGGAAGATCTGCAGCATGTCTATTCCAGAATCCTATTTGTGGTACCACTAATCCCTTTGTACCATGTACTACCAGTAATGGAAGTTTTGATCCTTCTACTGTTATAACAGAGGATTGTCCTCCTTCATTCCACCAATCTATAAAATCACCATTGTTATTTAGTAGATGTTCTGCTCTTTTTACTGCCCCTCCATTATTTAATAAGTCACTAATTTCTTTGTAGTCATTAGTAAACCCAAGTATAAACCTTTTTTGATCCCCACTTAATTTATTGTGAGGTAACATAAATACCCCAGTTTCGGGATTATAAAGTAAATCATAAAAATCTGCGTGGAACCTCCCTGTTTGTTCTACGACAGCCTTTTTCACATTTTCATGTTGAATATATTCGTATGCCTGTTCTAATTCTTTTCCTCCTTTATATGGAGTACCCTTTAAAAGAGCATTATCCTTCATTGATGTAATGTCAGGATCAATAGGAGAATCTAATATAGTCTCATCAGTATTTGTTTCTATTTGTATTTTTATATCTTCTCTTTTCTCTTCTTCATTTCCATATTTTTTAAGGTATGCATCTTTTTCATTTCTTTCACCTAGACCAATACTGGGTGCATTTAAAGCCCCTCCTGTGAATGCATTTACAAGATTCCCTGCACGTAGTGGTGAAAATAATTTTGGCCCCATATATTTTAAAACATCAATTCCTTTCTCTTCAGAAGGTAACTTTGTTTCAACGGACTCTAATTCTTCACCGTATCCTGCACCTATCTGTGCTTTTGTTACAAGAGTTTCTTCCATTATTATTCCGTTAAAAAAAAGGGAGTACCCAAGTTAAAGGATACTCCCTAAGAGTTTAACCTTGACTCTATAAACCTTGAATCAAAGCTATAGCACACGCAGGACGTAACACGTTATGTCCCATTGCGTACTTAGACACCATTAATGTACCTTGTCTGTTGATTTGATATTCCGATTCAACTGAAAGATCCATTAATTTTACAGTAGCAACTGCATCTTGAGTCATCACTAATCCAATGACACGGTTAGCAACAGCAGAGATTCTTGATGTAATCCTTGCTCCAGCACTAGCTCCAATATTGTTTACTTCCGTAGTCCAAGCATTATGATCTGTGGCACTTGTGTCATACTGAGTAGTACGACCAGAACCAGCAGCAGAAGCTAGAGGTTGATCTGAACCCCATGCTGGATTAGGTGAGGTTTTATGCTCTCCAACATTGGACGCAATTGTCCAAAGAGCTGAAGTCCACACGTTTGTTCCTACACCAAATGATCCTAGATGATTAGTCACATGTAGAGGCATACCTAAGATTGTAGGTACTTGTCCTGATGCAACACTACCACTTCCACCGAGATCACGGTTGAAGATAACTAGGTCATTTAAATTATTTGATCCAGAGACCTTAAACATATCGAAATATGTATCATTATTTAGAATAACGATGGGATCTCCGGGTACATCTGCATTTTCCAGAATACGCTTTGCATCCATGATTGCCTGTGTGATCGACTTAGGATCACGAGATGCGGCAATATCTGTACCAGTACCAGCAGTTGCTCCAACGACAACATTACGAGTAAAGTCCTCATGAGCAAATTCTGCATAGCCTTGTACATTTAAAGCTCCAATAGTAACATTCTCAGTTAAAGCAGATTTAATTGCAAGACGTATAATGTTTTGGTCAGCAACCTTACCAAGACCAAACCCTGCTTCCTGAGTGTAGACTGAACGAATGTCGTAGTGAGACATCGCTTCATCAATGTTCGGTATAAACTGAGCATTAACTAGGAGGTCATCAACTGAAACAATACGTTCACCCTGTCTGGTAGCAGTAGGTACAATTTCTGCACCCGGTGTATGGTACGAGGCATCACGGTATCTTCCGGTCATCGGGAACTGTGCTGATTTACCTTTTGAAATCGTGCGGACACGATGTAAAGGCATCATGATATTTTTAGACTGGAAAGCCGTAAGCACTTCTCCGGCATACAACTTTAGAAATAACGCTCTAGCATCACCTGTAGCGTTATTTACTCCAGACCTATGAATACCAGTATAGTCGGTAGCCATTTTGTTTTTCCTTAGATTAAGGGTTATTGATTAATAACTCAGAAATCTCAGTCTCACAAAGTTCGGCACAGAGTTATCCCACGCATGGGGCCAAGTCTTACTGTTTGATTTACTTTTGATTCTTTGTTAGAGCACGGTTGAATTATTCAACCTTTGGGCGACCTTTGCTCTATAAGCAGGGTCTTTTACATACAACGGATTGCTCATTGCCGAAGTAATCTGTGCTAGTGATTCATAGCGAGGAGCAATATCCTCACTAACATCACCAGCTATCAAAGCGGGTAAACCCCCCTCTGAATTCTGGTATCTAGCTTGTAATCCTAATACTGCAAACTGTGATACAGCATCTAGGCTTTCAATTTGTTTATTAAATGCATCAGTTTCCCACGGTTCAAGATTTTCATTAGCCCACTCAAGCATTTTATTATAACTTTCTTCTCCTCCAACACTATTATATAGATTAGTTATATTCTGGTCTGCTAATGCTTCTTGACCTTGTACCCAAGTATCAACCACTTCTCTACCAATCCCCGCTTCGTCAAGAGTGTTATATGCGGTATCTGATAACTTTCCATTTTCGTTATACTCATCTTGAAATGATTGAAGAGACAGTCCTCTCTCGTCCAGTATTTGGTGTACTTGAGATGTTGTGGTTCCTTCTATTTCTGCTCCCTGTTCTCCAGTTATAGTTTGTTCATCTGATTCTTGTGGTACCTCTTCGTTACTATGAAACTGTTTTTCTAATTGTTGATAAGCACTGGCTAATTCCTGTGGTGAACTAAACTTTTCCGGGAGCCACTCTGGTCTCTCTTGTTCTTGTGGAGGTTCATCTGTGAATCCTCCATCACTTACTTCAACAGGATCATCTATTTTCGCAAGCATCTTATGGATATGTTCAGGAGATCCTGCGGTATTAACTTCGTCTTGTACATGAGTACTTACTTCATCTGCCATTTTTCCTTTTTAGTGTGTGGTTAAGCGTTGCCCATTTGCTGCATCATTGCTTCTTGCATAGCTTTAGCTAACTCTGGATTATCTCCCATTCCATCTGCCATTCCCTTAGCTATTGGTGGGACTACTCCTTTAACTACATCAGACATCATAACTTGCTGTTGCTGTGCTTTTAGTTCGGCTGCTTGAGCTTCTTGAGCTTGAGCTTGTTCTTGTTGCATTTCTTCTTTAGATTTTATTAGTCCTCCTGTATCTATACCAAGTGAAGCCCCCAATCTATCCATATAGTCATCAATATTAAGTCTTTCTGCAATAACTTCTGGCCCTAGTGGAGCTAAATATTCTAAGAACTGTGCTAGTTTAGTTAAGTCTTGTCCTCTTCCTAATGCTTCCAGTCCAGTTACAACTTGTGGTTTAACTTTTCCTTTTGGAAACTTAGGCATCTTCTTTTCTTTAACTAATTTTTGAAGAAGAACATTAATAAGGGGAAGTTGAAATTCCTGAGAAAGAACAGAATAGACACCGCCTAGAGCACTCTCTAGTTCCTGTGCCATGAAACGCACTTCTTCTGCTGTTACTCTCTCCGCATTTCTTTGTACAGAGGAATTAAGTAGGAAAGCCGCAGATAACCTATCTTTAATAGCAC